ACTGCCGTTGCTTTTACTGGTGGTCAAGTTCTAATTTACGGAGTGAAATAATATGGCTAAATCAACACGACCAATTGTAAGAATTCACGATCTTGCAACTGATGAGGTTATTGATCGAGAAATGAATGATGCCGAGTTTGCTGAATATCAAAAAGATAAAACAGCACAGGCAATAATTCAAGCCGAAGCCGAAGCAAGAGAAACTCAACGCCAAGCAATCTTGGAGCGTTTAGGTTTAACTGCTGACGAAGCTAAATTAATACTTGGCTAATGAAGCCATATTTATCTAAAGCTGCTGAAACTTTTAGGGATCAGGTAAATGACTGCTTCCCTGATCGCAAGCGCACACTTGATGGATGGATTGGTGATGCTCGCCATTCAGCCAGAGTCAGTCAGCATAACCCGAATGAACAAGGTGAAGTATGTGCCATCGACATTGACGCTCGCCTATCTGACCAAGAAGGGCTTAGTTTCGATTTGGCAGATCAGGTTCGACTCGCAGCAAAAAAGGATAAACGTATTTATTATGTGATCCACGCTGGCAAAATTGCTAGTGCTAGATCGCTATGGAAGTTCAGAAAATATACAGGAATTAATCCGCACCATAAGCACATCCATATCTCTTTCAAACCAAATCAAAATGGCGACAAGTTCGACATCCCACTACTGAAAGGCAATTAATGAAACTAACTAAAAAACACAAAGCAGCAATTAAGTCATATTTGAGAGCTGTGGCAGCTAGTGGAATTACAGTTGCTTTAGCAATAGTGGCTGACATTCATCCAGCTTATGCAACCTTGCTTGGTGCAGTTGTTGCTCCGATAGCAAAGGCGTTAGATCCAAAATCAGGGAGCGAAGTAGATTATGGCCTTAGTGAAAAATGAGTCCAAACGAATTAGTCGCATTTGGCGTTGGCGTTTGCAGTATCGCGACCGCTTTATTGCTGGCTCTACGATGGGTTATTAAAAGTTTCTTAAGTGAACTTCGCCCGAATTCTGGCAGCTCGATCAAAGATGCTATTAACCGAATTGATGAAAGAAGTTTGAGATTAGAACAGCGTGTTGATGAACTATTCTCTTTAGTTAATAGGCGATAATTTATTTTATGGCGAACACACGAAAACGCACACCACGCAAAAAGGTTAATCGGAGAGTAGTTCGCCACACTCCTGAGCCATTATCAAAACTAGATCAATTTTATATTGCAAAGCATGAAATGTTTAGAGCTGCACGCAAGGCTGGATTTAATGAATCCTGTGCGCTTTACCTAATGGATAATCCTGAATCAATGCCTGACTGGATCGTGGGCGATAAAGGAATAATCCCAACTATCCCAACTCCAGATGAGGATGACGATTAAAGCCAATCGTAGGTATTTAGTAACGCCAGATCTCCAAATTCCGCTGCATCATCCAAAAGCAGTTGCCAATTTAATTAAGATGGTCAAGCACGAGAAGTTTGATTTTGTCTTAAACGTTGGTGATGAAATGGATCTAGGCTCACAAAGCCGTTGGGCAAAAGGCACGAAGTTAGAATTTGCCGAAACATTAGATGAGGAAAGAAAATTAGGCCAAGAGATCCTTTACGATCTAGGCACTACAGATATTGTTAGATCAAATCACACAGATAGAATTTATCAAACATTACTCAAAGGTGCGCCATCACTTATTGGATTACCTGAATTGGCTTATGACAAGTTTATGGATTTCAGCAGCTTAGGGATTAGATTTCATAAGCGAGCCTATGAGTTTGAAAAGGGCTGGCACTTGGCTCATGGCGACGAAGGCAACATGTCTAAGCATGCCGGTATAACAGGCCTTAATTTGGCCAAGAAATGGCATTCTAACGTAGTTTGTGGCCACTCCCATAGGCAGGGTGCAGTCCGACACCAAACTGGCTTAAACGGCCGTTATTCAACGATTTGGGGTATAGAAGCCGGTCATCTTATGGACATGCGCAAGGCTAGTTACCTAAAATACAATTCAGCCGACTGGAATATGGGCTTCACAGTCCTAAGTTTTGGCAAAAAAGGCCATCAAGTAGAGTTGATTCCAGTTAATCATGATGGATCATTTACTTACAATCGAAGGACTTATGGGGCGTGAAACCGATTATAGGGATCGGACGATTGATGACCATATCGACGATTTTGAGGATATTAGCGTTATCTAATCGTTATAAAACACGCCGTAAGCGGCCTACCAAATAAGCTTGATTTAGGCGACACTACATGCAAGGCACAAATTGTGCTACATGTAGGGAGCGACATGAAACTAGCAACAAATAGCAGACAAGCTGCTTTGGAATATGCAGATCGTGGATGGGCTGTAATGCCATTATTGCCTAAGAAAAAAGATCCACACTTTGATCTATGCCAAAGAGCTTATTTATCAGCTACAACAGACCAGAAACTTATTAACTTTTGGTTTGATTATGACAATAACATCAACATCGGAATTGCTGGATATCAGTCTGGCTTAGTTGTTTTTGATATTGATTACAGAAATGGTGGCGAGTTATTGCCAGAGTTTGAGCCAACATATACAGTTCAAACTGGAGATGGACTGCACTTATATTACAAAGCTGATAAGGCTGATGTTTTTAAGGGTAAGTTATTTGAAGGCATCGATATCAAATGGAAGGGTTATGTTGCAGCAGCTCCATCAATCCATCCGTCAGGTGCTACCTATACAGTTATAGACGACAGAGAGCCTGTTGTTGTGCCAAAAATAATCAGGGAGTGGGCAACGAAATGACATTTGAAAATGCAGTTTATTTATGTATTGGGTTTATTACCCTTTATTGGTTTGTAGCCTTAAAAATAGAGGATCGCAAACAAACACATTACTGGCGAGGCCGTCGGGATGGATGGGAACTTCATCGCCGAATGATCCAAAACAAGTCAGATCAGGTTTTTGATTATGACAAAAACTGAGGATCTATTAAATGAAGTCATTACTACAATCCAAGAGCGCGGAAGTGTCTATGGACATCCTTACTACAATCACAAAAGAATCGCAGGACTGTGGAGTGCATATCTTGATTTCCCAATCACACCACACCAAGCTGCTTTATGTATGGCGTTGGTCAAGGTTTCTAGGCTTACTGAAACTCCAGATCACTACGATTCAGTTAAAGACTTTATCGCCTATGGAGCTATCTATCGGACAGTACTCGAAGCAGTCCAAGACGATGATTTTGAATGGAAGGAATAATGTTTAACTTAAACGATTATGAAACAGTAGAAAGTAGATTGGACAAATGGCATGACAAATTTCCAGACTCCAGAGTGGAAACAGAGCTTATCGAGGCCACAAACTCTCGATTCATTGTTTTTGCTAAATTATTCAAAACGGAAGCGGACGCCAAGCCATGCGCGACTGGCCTTGCTTTTGAGAACATTACAGAGAAGGGTGTTAATTCAACTTCTGCATTGGAAAATTGTGAAACTTCAGCGATCGGTCGTGCGCTCGCAAATGCTGGTTTCGCAGCTAAAGGCAAACGCGCTTCGAGAGAGGAAATGGCTAAGGTAAATAATGCCGAGCCAAACACTTACGAAAAGAAATTACAGGAAAGGCGTTATGGATCAGCTGGTTCAAGATCAGCAGCTGTTGAGGATACTTTAAGAGCATCTTTTGCTGTTGAGAATAAACAAGATGATCCAGCATTATGGAATGTTGAGAAGGCTGTTGATGCGATAGGTAATTCAACTCCGAAAGAGCCACCAGTTTGCTGCGACAAAGGCCATACGCTGAAACAGGGAATATCCAAATCTGGAAAGCCGTATTATGGCTATGTTTGCAAAGACAAAAATACCGGTCATGCAACTTGGGCAAGAATGACAGCTAATGGCAATTGGTTCTTTGAGGGGGTGGAATAGTGGGATACATAGCATTTATCAATGGCAAAGGATTGCAAGTTGTCATGGATGACAATGGTGTGCATTTAGAGGAATCAGTTATCAAATGCGCAGTTTGTGATGACGACCGAGTATTTAAAGATGGCACATGTTTTAAATGCCATGAGCTTTTAAACCATGACTAATTACACGCAGTTCAAATGTAATGGCTGCAAACGCAATACAGAGTTCTTATGGCTTGACTCTATGGATCTACCAGATGGATTTAAGCTGTATCAATGTATGGATTGCGGATGCGTAGGGGTTAAGAATGTGGTTGAAGCATTACATATTCCTGACTCAGAGATTTGTAGATGCGATAAATGTGGTGGTTGGAGATGGCAAACTAAAGACTGCCACACATGCGAGTTGATAAGGAGTAAATGATGCCGATATATGAATACAGCTGTAAAGAATGCGGCACTTATGGATCTGTCCATAGGACTTACAAAGAGGACGATGGCGGTATGCGTTGTCCTAAATGCCATATTGATATGACCAGAATCTACTCATCAGTAGGCTTGGTGTTTAAGGGCGATGGATGGGCTGGTAAATCTAAATGAATGGCTTTGATGAGTCTTGGATTGATACAGATGATTTACGCATTACGACATGCCGTCTGACCTGCGGTTTTGTTAATTGATTTGGAGGCATATGATACGCTCTAGGACGCATTCGCCCTCAAGGCGAAAAGGCGAGCCGCGCTGCGGTAAGCTCGCAAGGTGCACGCTAGTTGGGCTTGCTCTATTTGTAGCACAAATTGTAGGCCTTGAAAGAGCTGAATCTCAAACCATTAAGGTCAATACATTAAAACAAATTACATTTCATAAGATGAATTACAATTTTGAACAGTTTTACTGTTTAGATGAGATTGTATATAAAGAAAGTAGATGGAATCCAAAAGCCAAGAATCCCAAGTCAAGTGCTTATGGATTATTTCAAGTATTGAAGTCTAAAGAAAAAGATCCAATTAAACAGATAGATCAAGGATTGAAATACATAAATCATAGATACAATGGATGCGCTTGCGCTGCGCTCGCACACCATAAGGCTAAGGGTTGGTATTGATGGGTAAGTCAGCATTAAGGGATAGTGGTAGCACTAGGCATTGGCGTAAGATAAGAGAGCGAATACTAAGACGCGATCAATACACATGCAATTACTGTGGACAGGAAGCTGATACTGTCGATCATGTAATACCTAGACGCTTAGGCGGATTAGATACTGATGATAATTTAGTTGCAAGTTGTTCAAGGTGTAATTATTCAAAGGGCGGGGGTTTTTTTGTGCGCAAGAGAACACCACCGACCCCCCTTTCCTTTTCTAACCCACAAAACACCTCGATCGCCCACGATCAGACCGGATCG